GGCGAAGATCGAGGCAGACCTCGCCGCCGCGCAGGCGGCTGCCGCCGCGCACGCAGCCGCACTCGCCGCGCTGGCATGAGCGACGAGAACCACATCGGCGACGCAGCGGTGCGCGAAGGAGTAGCCTACGGCGTCGGACTGCTTCTGTCCGGGATCGTCGCGTGGATGGCGCTGGCGCGGAAACGCATTGCGAAATGGTGGAACGCCGGAAAGGTAGAACGCGCAGAAAGCGCTGCCGCGATGCGCTCAATCGCGGAATCGCTCAAAACTCTATCCGCCGATTTCCGCGAGAAGTCCGCGAAGGACGATGAGATCATCGCGACGATTCGGGACGGCTTTCGCGCTCTTCTGGACGGGCATCGCGTGAACGCCAAAATGGCCGAACTGGCTCTCGAAAGCTCGCCAACTCCGATGTGGAGATGCGACGCGGAAGGCAATGCCGAATGGGTCAATCCGGCATGCGCGACTTATTTTGGTTTGCCAGTGCGCGAAATGCTGGGCAGCGGATACCAGGCGCGAATCCATCCCGACCATCGAAGGAAAGTCCGCGAGGCTCTTGACCGGACCATTATGTATCACGAGCCGTATAACGTGGAGTATGCAGTGAGGGGGGAACGAAGCTGGAAAAACAGCTTCGCCAGCGGCAAGCCGATTTTGTCCGAGGACGGCAAGACGCTGCTCGGCATCCTAGGGATTGTGGAGCCGGTGGACGCCACCACGGAGCGACCGGCGGAAGACGCCGCCTAGTCTCGGGCCGGGTTCAGCCCGCGAAAACTTTCCGTTGACAGGCGCATAAGCGGGGGCAAAGTGGGGGTGCTTATGAACGGCATCAAAGCTGACGACATTGTGAATTGGCGCACAACAAACGGGCGTGGGAATCCATGCTCACGCCTCGGAACTTTGGTTTTGGCGGGGAGTGGGAGGTCTGAAACTTTTCAATCTTTTCGCTTGCTGTCATGTATCACCATGATACATTGCATACATGACCTACCTAATCCAATACGAACTCGACGGACAATGGTTCACATGCGCGCGCCGAAAGTCATTCAAGGCTGCGTGCTCCAAAGCGCGCAGCGAAGGCCGCGCGATGAAATGGGCGCACATGACGAGCATCATCAAGGACGGCGACCCGGAAATCCTGCGCCGCAGGGCGGAAGACAATTTCGAGCTATCGGATTTCCGCGCGCTGACGGTCCAAGAGGGAGCGGCGCTGGATGCCTTTACTTGGGAGGAATTAAAATCGTGAACGGGGCCAAATATCGCGCCCTGCGTGAGTCGCTGAATCTCACGCAACAGGAACTTGCCGACAGGCTCGGACTTACGCGACTGACGATCACGCGCCGTGAAGGAGCCATGCCGATCACGGAAGAAGCCGCGTTCGCAATTCTTTGGTTGGTGAGGGGCGGAGTGGGAGGAAGAAAGCGCGTGAGAGTAGAGCGGCGCAAGGCTCCTAACGAATCAAGCTCAGCGGCTGCGCTGGGCCGGAAAGGACAACCGTGAGCGAGCCGACCTTCCCAGCCCAGGGCAGTCCGCTGGAGCGCATGGCTAGGCCGCTGAGAGAAACCGTGAAGCGAATGAACTGCCCGAGTGTGATGCGCGAGCACCTGTGGAGCATCGAGCGTGAAGGCATGATCGAATGCCTGTGGTGCTTTGAGCGGCGTCGCTCGGAGGATAGAGAGCGGCCTAACGATCAAGGTGACTCACGATGACCGCGAAGAAACGCATCAAATCCAAGGTGGACGCCAACGCGGTCAGCGTTGAGTCCACCGCCTTGTTGGGCCTTATTGCGGACATCCGAGCCGCTGTGGGCGACCCAACCGGAAAGCTCATGCAGGACGAACTGGTGGAGCGATGCCGGAAACTGCGCGCTGACAACGAACTGCTTCGCGCCGCAAACTCCGACACAAAGCGCATCGCGGAGGAAAGGGACCGTATGGAATCCGCGCTCAAGAAGATCGCCACGGCGGAATTGACAGGAGATTGGGGGCAAGACCTTGGGTGCATTAGAGCGATTGCCCGCATAAAGCTTGATTGGCCGAACGTCTCAAGCTCAGCGGCGACGCCGGGCGAAAGGAGCACCGATGTCCGCTGACCTCCCCAGCCCGGAGTCGTCCGCTGGAGCGCGTGGTTCGGCGAATTGTAAGCGGCGCGTTCGCAACGAAGCGGAGCGGGAGGAGGGGCTGGAATGAGCCAACTACTCACCACGCTGCCGCGCGACCGATTCACGCCGGTGCCAGGCGTCGCGCTCGTTGTGCGTCGAAAGATCATCGGGCGCTGTTGGACGTTCGAGGTAGGACAGAAGCTGCGCGGAGAACGCGACGCCGACGGGACATGGACCGTGTGGCCACCGCATGACAGGAGCGCATACATCATCGACATCCCGCGCTGGTATGTGCGCCTCGACCGGCAGCGGACGGCGGGGAGGAAGCGCGTCGCCTCGGAGACGCGCCATTCGCCGAACGATGAAGCTCTGCGGCTGATCCGGGCCGGAAAGGACTCCGATGCGCGCTGACCTCCCCAGCCCGGATCAGTCCGCAGCAGCGCGTGGTTCGGCGAACGCCGAGGCTGAACCGCGCACCGCCTGCAATGGACGCAGCGGTCTGGTAGGGGCGGGCGGAGTTGACCGCGAAGGAAGATGGCGCGTCGAATACATCGAGTGCATCAGGGGCGCAAATCCTGTCATTCACGATAAGGGCGCGTGGGCTCCAGCGACAATGGAGTTCGACGTGTACCCACTAGAGCCAGTCGGCGGGCGACTCTGCGTTTGGGCTGAGGAGATCGGCATGTTTCTTGATGGGCCTTCGCAGGTTTGGGACAGCGACGAATGGCTCGGCCATCTCCCGGTCATATTGCTTCCATTCGATGCCTGTGCGCCTGCTAAATACACGTTTTTGGGCGGCGGGGGTGCGGAGCACGGTGAGAGAAACGGCGCGCAACAGGGCGGAGTAAGTTCGCCGAACGAAAAGCTCTGCGAGCCGCCACAAGGAGGCAGCGATGTCCGCTAACGGTGCGAGGCGGCTCCGCAGCAGCGCATGGGTAGTGGACGCCAGACAAGAGCCGCGCGTGAGCGAAGGAATGCAGCGGGGCGGGAGGTCTGAAATAAACGCTTGCATCGAAAGCCGCTTACGATAAAGTCAGAACCATGACCTACACCGAATACCCCAAAACCGACAAGGAAGCACTGGCCTACGCGCAGCAAATCGCCGAGAACAAAGGCGAAAAGCGCCACGCGATCCGGCTGGCACCAAACAACCCGTTCGGAGTGACGCACGCCGTCTGCGGAGGCGACGACCTCGCGGACTACCTCGCCAACGGATGCACGCTCATCGAAGCATGAAGACCCCACGGGAATACCTCGCGTCAATCGGGGCGCGAGGCGGAAAGAAAAGCCGTCGCAAGCTGACCAAGAAACAGGCTCGCGAGATGGTGAAAGCGCGCGAACGGAAACGGGCGGCGGGGGTGGCTTTGAAACCGCGCGGCCACGACGGCGCGCGTTCCACTACCGATCCAAGCTCACCGACGCGGGAGGACAAACATGGACGACACTAAAAACGAGCTGCCGGCGGAGGTTCTGCGGGGGCTGATAAAAGGCTGGGCACTGAGCCTGCCAGAGCATCCCGCATGGGACTGGCTGCGTGCTGAAATGGAGTCTGTGGCAGGGGGTGCGGCAGCGGTCGCATTAGAGGACGCGCGGAACGAACGCGGAACGCGTTCGGTGCAGCGCGTGGATGGGCGGCATAATCTCCGGGCGGAGTATGATGCCACCGTGAAACGCTACCACGACACAGGCACCGTCCAGGCACACGAGGCGATGCTCGCGGCGTTTGCCGTGCTCAGTAACGCGTCGCGCGGAGAACTGCCGCCCATCGCGGAAGCTCAGCGCACTGGCGCGGGAGGACAGGCGTCGTGAGCACGCTGCCCGACAACCCGCGCCAGTTCGCTGCAGCGCTTGGTTCTTTTTCGTTCGGATTAGAGCCCCGCGTCGCTCGTAGAATTGGAGTGGGGGGCCGGTGCGGAGCCGGTCTGAAAATAAATCAAAATAGTTCTTGCGCTCTGGTAGCGTCACGCTACATTGCACCCATGAAAGCAACCCGCAAATCCGCAAAGCAGAACGACACGTTTGGAATTAACTCCGGCCCCAAGTGGGGCACTCCTGAGCACGCCGCCGCAGAGGCTGCGTTCTTCGCCGAAATCGAGGCGGAGAATCTCGCCAAATATGGCCGCAAGGTAATCCCCGCAATGCCGCTGATTTCCGATGCGGAGTTCAACCGCCTGCAATCGCTCGCCGCGAAGTATCGGTAATGACCGCCGACGAATACAAAGCCACCCGCCAGCGCTTCGGCACGCAAGCCGAGGTTGCTGCGCGGCTGGGCGTCGCTCGCTCAACAGTCGCCGACCGAGAGCGCGGAGACATGGTAATCACGACCGAGGCCGCGCTTGCTCTTTCTGCTTTGGCGGGGGCGGGGAGGAAAAAGCCATGGGCGAAGAAGGGCAAGAAAAAGAACAAGCAGATACGCGACTAAGAGCGATGCGCCAACAGAGTAAATTTGCATGAGCTACCAGACCCGTAAAATCAAAGCGTCACGCGAGCGCGCGAAGCGACTGGCGAAAGCCCGGTGGGACAAAGACAGGGCCATGCGTGACAGAATTGCAGCCATTGAACCGGCGAGCTTTGGTGGCGAAATCGTTCGCCGCGTCGTCGTTATTGACCGCGAAAAATCAGCGCGCGAGATTATCTTTTACGCCTTCGACACATACTCAGACCGGCGCCGAAAACTCCGCGAGGTTCGTGCCCTATCTATTCCATGAAAAAAACCCGATACCCCAACAACATCAAACTAGGCGTGACCAAGCCGCAAGCCGCGTGGATAAAGCGCGAAGCAAAGGCGCGAGCACTCAGCGAAGCGCAGGTCGTCAGAACGGCTGTTGACCACGCTCGCGGATGCGTTACCGTGACGCAATGAGCGAAACCCCGAGAACAGACGCGGTGTTTGCGAGCACCGACCACGCTGGGATCATGCGCGACTTTGCCCGCGCCTTGGAACGCGAGATTGCCGCCGTGACAGCCGAGAACGAGAGGCTTTTGCGCGGCGAGTTTATTTGCCGCGAGTGCGGCATCCGCAAAGACCACACGCACCCGAAATGCGACTTCTGACAATATTCGCGGCCATCCTTCTAGTCTCATGCCAAAGCGCACCCGTAAAAGCCCGCAAGATCATGGCCCCGGTGGCAGCGAAAGCGGCCAAGGCGGGCAAGATCGTCGCAAAGCAGACCGGCAGCATCGGGCGGCTAAAGGCAAGCGTGGCGGAGTCCGTGGAGGTAGCGGAAAAGCTGAACAAGGAACGCCCGGACGGCGACACAGCGCGGCTAATCCTTTCCCTCCGCATCGCCGCGTCGGAGACGGATGCGCTTCGTGGATCGAATGAAGAACTCAGACTCACCCTTACCGGCCTCGAAACCGAAGTCGCCAAAGCCCAGGACAAGGTGGCCGTTGAGGTCGCCGGGGCCGAGACGTGGCGGACGTGGGCTTGGCGCTGGTGGTGGGCTTTCGCAGGCACGGTTGCCAGCGTCGCCGCGCTGGTCTATTTTCGCGCACAAATCCCATTCCTGAAATTCCTATGAAAACCATCCTCAAACTCATCTCCAACTGGCAGGGCTTCGCCGCGCTGCTCGCCGCCGCTGCAATCTTCTACTTCTCGCCGACGATGCTGCGATGGCTGGACCCGACAGCGGGAGTATTCGACACAGGCTATCTCCAAAGACCGATTGTCGCTGCCTCTTATTTCTTTTTCGCGACCTTCTGCGCGTTTGTCGCTTTGCAAATCAACTTTCCAACGCTTGACGACTGGCTGGACCGAAACGGATTCGGCGATGAATGGCGATTGGCTAGCCATCAATTCAAGCTGGCGTTTATCCTCGCCACTCTGGCCATTCTAATTGCAGCCTTCATCGCGTGTGTGTGTCTCGTCCCAGTAGAATCCGCCGCGCCCGCTGCCTCGCGTGTATATGGCTCTCCCGAGTAAAATCTTCTTTAGCCTTCTGCTTTCCGCGTGGATGGTATGCGCCGCGTGTGCCGGGCCGCGCGAGGATGTGATGGGCGTTGCGCGCTCGCTTCTAGGAACGACTGAGAAGACCGGGCGCAATGACGGGCCGGTGATCGAGGCTATTCTCGCCAGCACCGGCAACCGCAAGGGTGATCCGTATTGCGCCGCTTTCGTCTATTACTGCGGCAAGACCGCCGGCTATCCGAAGCTCTACCCGCGCTCGGCGTGGAGTCCCGACATGGTGCAATCGCCGACCTGGACGCGCGCCAACGGCGGTCAGGAACCGCGCGCTGCCGATGCGTTTGGCATCTACTTCCCGCGCAAAGGCCGCGTCGCTCACACCGGCTTGATCGAATCGGCGAGCCGAAGCGTATTCGTGACCGTGGAGGGCAATACCTCGCCCGAGGCTGCGGCAGGTTCGGCAGCAGATCGTGACGGTGGCGGCATCTGGCGCAAGCGCCGGCTGCGCTCGCAGGTCCATTCCGTGCGGTCTTGGGTGCCATGATCGCCGAGTCCCATTCATTCGGAGCGTCCTTCATCGGCCTGGTTGCGCTCGTCATTTTCCTCGCCGTGGTCTGGAAAGGGATGCGCGAGTGAAAGCCCCGGTTTGCGCTCTCGCTTGGGCCGTGGCAACGCTGGCGACGGCGACGCTGTTGCGGTGGCTGACGGGGCGGGCGGATGAAGTGAAATGAGACGCGAACCGTTGTCCGCACCGGGAGTATTACCTCTGCGGCTGACCACCAACACGGTTTTCTATGGTCATTTGGAACGGACTAACCAGCACGGCTGCTGATCTCTAACTGGCCGTCGCCAGTATTGCCCGCGCCTCAATTCACTTCACCGGCTACGGTTCCGCGCTTGCGACGCTTTGTCAAGCAGCCGCAACGTCGCGGCCTTGTCCATGCGCCGCACCATCCCGGCGGCTTTTGCGTTCGCACGGCGCAAGGCTTGCGTGCGCGCAGAGAGGGCAAGCTCCTGGTGTAGGAGCTGGAACTCATCGGCTGCCAGAAGCGTTTCGTTCGCGTTCATGTGCGGATTGCTAGCACATTCAATTGTAACCGTCAAGGTTACGTTTGTTGAGCGTCAACGGGTTGCAAACAAAATGCAGGGGACAGCAAAAAAGAATTGGACAACTGCCCCACGTTGCCCCAACGTGCCCCACACCAAATGAGCAAAGCCCGCCACGTCCGAATCCAAGGATACATCGCAGACAAGCTGATTTCCTTCTATAAGAACAACCCTTTTGCGCCTTCATTGAGCCAGCTTGTGAATCGTGAGTTGATGGCCGCACTTGGCGCAAAGCAGAAGTCCAAACGTGGCACGAAACCCGCTAACTAACCGGCATGAACTATCCAAACGCATCCGCCTTCCTTGCCGCCCGCTTTGTTGATCTCGGCAAGTATCAAGAACTGCAAAAGCAACTCGCCGAGAAAGAAGCCGAGACGACGCGGATCGTGAAGGCACTTGGCGAAGCGGTCAAGCGCCGCAACGACGCCGAGTCCATGCTGACACGGCTCAAATTCCAGCGCCAAGATAACGGCGTTTGGGTTAACATCGAATTATGAAACCAACAACCCCAGCATACCACCGCGATATAGACTCCGCGCACAAGCGCGCGATGGACATGAAACACGCTTGCTACCACGCGAGGCTCGACCGTGACCTCGCGCTATTCCGAGCGAAGCTGCTCACGCTTGCGCTCCTGACCGCGCTCGCCGTTCTCGTCTGGTCACTAGGCAGCACCCAGAATGGGCGCGACGTTTGCAACCTTATCGCCCGACTATTCCAATGAGCCAACCCGACAATACCCTGCTAAGGCAATTTTGCGATTGCAGCAAACCGGCGACAGTAAAGCGCGGCAACGCGAAGATGTGTCAGAGCTGTGCCGACACAGACAGCAAATCGCCTCCTTACGTTGCAGGACGCAAACCCAAGACGACCATCGGAACTTTTTCATATATCGAAATCACCCAACGCTGCCGAGAGTTTTTCGAGCGAAATGGGCTGAACCAGTTTGGATATTGAATATGAGCACACCACTTACACCGTGGGAGCAGGCTATGGCCGCAATGCGCGAGGATGAGGACATGCGCGCTGGCAAAGCGGCTGCACTGGAAAAGCAGAACGCCGAAGGATACCGCTACATGGGCGAAATGAATCCGCTCAAGCACATGCTGCCGGACGTGGTGGCAGCGGAACAGCGCACGGCCTGCAAAGTAAGACAGGAGGGAAACAGGTGAGCGCGTCCCTGCCATCCGAGGAGCTACCGCGCCGCATAGCCCGCGAGGTTGCGGACGAGTTGCGCGGTCGGCGAGAAATGGACGCCGCCGATATGCGGGCCGAGATGGAAGACTTTCCGCTGCCGCTCGTTGGCCTCGTGAACATTCCGATCAGCGACCTCGACAACTATCCGCCAGGAGAACTGGCATCCGCATCCGGGAAGACCGATGACAAACAAAAAGAAAGAAACGAAACGAAATGAACCTAAACGAAGAGTTCCCGAGCAAGTGGCTGTCTGGTGATGAAATCGAAGACCCGCGCACCGTGATTATTAGCGACGTGGAAATTGTCGAGTTTGACAGCCGCCAACGTCCAGGACAGAAAGACCGCAAGGTTGCTCTGCACTTCAAGGGCGAAGACAAAGGCATGATCTGCAACGTCGGCATGCGTAACATCGTGATGGGCTTTTACGGCCCCGACACTGATGACTGGATCGGCAAGCGCATCCGCATTATGTCAACGCCGTTCACGAATGACAAGGGCGAGACGAGTATGGTCTGCCGCATCCATCCAAAGAAGCCCGAGGCGGCAGCGCCAGCCAAGCCTAAGCCTCCGGTCAGCGACAACGACGGCGGGCCTGACTTGCCCGAGGACTTCTAACCCCCTGTTCACACACCCGACGCCGGGCGGGAGAATCCCGGCACTACTTTCCAATGCCCGAGCAAGACCGATGGGACGCGTGGTGGGAAACGGACGAGGGCAGCGCCGATGAGGCTAGGGCGTTCGACAAAATAATGAAACACGCTGAAATGACAGACGCAATGCGGCGGTGTATGCACCGCGAACCTGCACTTAGAAAACCCAATGCTAATCCTCAAACTAATAATACCGGGACGACTCCCAAGCTGGAACAAGATACTCAGCATGGGCCACTGGCAGAGGGCCAAGCTAAAGAAATGGCAGCAGACCGAGTTCATATCCGCTTTGAGTCTGTCCGAAAACGCCTGCTCGATCCCGACAATCTGTGCGAAAAGTGGACTCTCGACTGTCTCCGATATATCGGCGTCATTCGCGGAGATGAGCCGGACAAAATCACACTCGAAACAACGCAACGCAAGGCCGCGAAAGGCGAAGCGGAGCACACGCTAATAACCATCACTTACCCATTATGAAAGTAGAAAAGCACATTACGCTTTACCTGAACGAAGCCGAGGCCGACGCGCTGACAAAGCTACTCGGCGCATACAGCGACAAATGCAAGGTGAAGCTGGGCTTGACGCTGGACGAGGCGAAACTGATAACGCAGATGTGGAAGAAGCTGCCGCACCCGGAGGAACAAGAATGAGCGAAGAACTGCAAACCCTGCTCGAAGCCTCGCGCCGCATGGTCGAGACTCGCGACTTGATTATTGCCGACCTGGAGCGCGAAAACCGCGAACTGCGCGAGGCGTTGCACGGCAGACCCGACCCGGAGTGGGACGGCTCGCGGACTTTGGAGGTGGCGACGTGAACACACCCGAAGAACACGCCGCCGCCGTAATGCGCGCACCCGGACAAATCACCGTCGCTTCCATAGCGGGCGCGATTCGAGCCTACGCTGATGAAATCAAGGGCAGTCAGATTGACGAGGCTGACAATCTCGCCGCCGTCACTGCCGAGCGGGACGACGAGCGCGAGGCGCGTCGGGCGCTGGCCGAAGCGCTGCTGATTTGCATCCGGTATGCCGACTCCAGCGCCGACACGGAACAAGCTCGCGCCGCGCTCGCGCTCGCCGCCAAGCTGCCATGACCGCTCTTTCCTGCAAAGCCTGCCACAAACCATTTATGCCAAACGAACCAATCCATCAGCCAAAAACCGCATCGGGGAATTTCCACAAGGCTTGCGTGCCTGTTGATTATTCCACCTTCATCGAGCGCAAATCGCAACTCGGCAGCAACGCCGGATTTGAGCCGCTATTCATGCCGGACTTCCTGTTCCCGTTTCAGCGCGCGCTTATTGAATGGGCTGTTCGCAAAGGACGATGCGCGATCTTCGCGGACTGCGGGCTTGGCAAAACGCCGATGCAACTTGTATGGGCGCAAAACGTAGTAGAGCGGACGTGCAAGCCCGTCTTAGTGCTGACTCCGCTTTCCGTTGGGGCACAGACGGCACGCGAGGCGGATAAGTTTGGAATCGAAGCAAAGCAATGCCGCGACGGCCAGGTTGCCGCGCCCATCACGATCACGAACTATCAGCAACTCCACAAATTCGACTGGCAGCAATTCGGAGGCGTGGTCTGCGACGAATCGTCCATCCTGAAAAACTTTGACGGCGCTTTGAAAGGTCAGATCACCGAGTTTATGCGGAAGCTGCCGTATCGGCTGCTTTGCACGGCGACCGCCGCGCCGAATGACTACATCGAGCTTGGGACGAGCAGTGAGGCGCTGGGCGACTTGGGCTTTATGGACATGCTAAATCGTTTCTTCAAGAAGTCGGAAACGACAATGAGCCGAAGTGAGGAATTTCGCAGCGGCCTTTATCGTTTTCGCGGGCACGCGCAACATGACTTTTGGCGGTGGATTTGTTCATGGGCGCGAGCAGTTCGCAAACCTTCCGACCTCGGCTTTCCCGATGATTCCTACGCCTTGCCGCCGCTGCAAACCGTGGAGCACATTATCAAAGCGCGAACGGTCAACCCCGACTTTCTTTTCGACATGCCCGCGGTCGGTTTGCAAGAGCAACGAAGCGAGCGCCGGAGGACTATTGGCGAAAGGTGCGAACTGGCGGCAAGCCTAATCAATGCGACCAACAAGCCCGCCGTCGCGTGGTGTCATCTAAACGAAGAGGGACACATGCTGGAAAAGATGATTCCCGATGCCGTGGAGGTTGAGGGAAACGATTCCGATGAGTTCAAGGAGGAAACTTTTCAAGCCTTCTCCGCTGGTCAGATTCGCGTCTTGGTTTCCAAACCTGTAATCGCCGGATTTGGTTTGAACTGGCAGCACTGCGCGCATCAAACCTTTTTCCCGTCACATTCATTCGAGCAATGGTATCAGGCCATCCGCAGATCGTGGCGCTTTGGTCAGGACAAGCCGGTTCGCGTTGACGTTATCGCCAGCGAAGGCGAGCGCGGAGTCTTGTCGAATATGAACCGCAAAGCGCATCAGGCGGAGCAAATGTTTTCGAGGCTGGTTGAACTAATTAACAACGAGCTTCGGATTGAAAAGAAAAGTGAAGCAACCAAACCAACCCAAATCCCATCATGGCTATAATCAATCAGACAATCGCGCCGAAATACGCGCTTTATAATTCCGACTGCATCGAGGTAATGAAGTCGCTACCGGATGAAAAGATTGACCTTTCGATCTACTCGCCTCCGTTCTGCGGGCTTTACAACTACTCGTCAAGCGAGCGCGACCTTTCCAACTGCAAAAGCTATCAGGAGTTTTTCGTTCATTACCGATACGTCTTGGAGGAACTATATCGCCTCACCAAGCCGGGCCGCGTGACCGCCGTGCATTGCATGGATGTCCCCGGCAAAGGAAACGGCAACACTGCGCGCATGGGCTGTGGCGCGAACGCTGGCGCTGGTCTGATTGACTTTCCGGGCGACATTATCCGGCTACATGAGCAATGCGGATTCCACTTCACGGCCCGCCGCGCCATCTGGAAAGAGCCGCTCGGCGTGCGACTGCGGACGATGGCAAAGGGATTGGCACACGCGCAGATTGTGGAGGATTCAACGCTTTGCGACGTTGCGAGCGCTGATTACCTTCTAACATTCCGCAAGAAAGGCGAGAACGCCGTGCCTGTTTCGCATCCGACCGGGCTTCATTCCTACGCTGGTGAGCGGGTTATTCCGCACGAATTGCAGACCTACAAAGGACACACCGGGAAGCAGACAGAAAACCGATTCTCTCATTGGATTTGGCGGCAATACGCGAGCAGTTTTTGGGATGACATCCGCATTGACCGCGTTCTTCCGTATCAGGAAAGCCGCGAGTCGGATGACGAGCGCCACGTCCACCCGCTGCAACTCGACGTAATCGAGCGCGCGTGCGTTCTGTGGAGCAACCCCGGCGAGGTGGTGTTCACGCCTTTTATGGGCGTCGGAAGCGAGGTTTATGGCGCGGTCTTGAACGGGCGCAAGGGCGTCGGCGTGGAGTTGAAAACCGCCTACTACAACCAAGCCGTGCGAAATCTTGCCGCCGTGGAAAACCACGTTGAACAGGAATTGATTCCGGTATGACCGACGACCTCTTTAGCTTTCGCTACCCGTCCGCGCCGGGACACCGCAACACGGACACCAGCCGCGAGGCCGCTGCGGACATAGCCAGCCGCGTCACAGGATTGCGCCTGGCGGTCCTCGGCGCGCTGGCGAAGGACAGGACAGCGGACGAGTGCGCCGCGGAGCTTGGCGAGTCTGTGCTGGCGATCAGGCCACGCCTGACCGAGCTAAAGCGGCTCGGGCGCATCACCGACACGGGCGAGCGCCGGCCAAACGCGAGCGGGAAACGGGCGATTGTTTGGAGGTTGCGGTGAGATTCGATTTGACAACGGCGCGGGGGCGTGCAAATTCGCCGCGTTCGCAGACTGATAGCTGCACAACGCAACCTTTCCAAACCCGGCGCAAGCCAAACCTCGAAAGCCCGTCAGTGTGTCTATCAGCACGCTCGACGGGCTTTCCTTTTGAGTGGCGGACTCGGCACGCTGGCCGGGACATATTCAGTCATTCCCTGACCCGACTAATGCTTTCGGGGTGCGGGGCAAAATCGAGTGGTGTTCAACTCGCCACATTTACCGTCATGGCCGCGAGGCCGTTACCGCAGGGCTTGGGCTTACAGGATGACCGATGCCCGTCCGTGAAGGACTCTCTGCGCTGGATTGATTCCAGAGTGACCGGAAACTCCGCAACCTCGTCCCGTTTGCAGTTCTGTTCACACAGTAATCTCTTCACCGGGGTTACTGTGCCCGTTGCTCCCGATTTCCTGAACCCTTTGCAGTTGCTTTCCTGACCATGCCTGCCCGCTACACGATCACCGCCACCGGCCAACCCGGCGCGAAGGGGCGAATCAGGACGGCGTTGAAGCTGATGGGCTTTGACGGTGTGCGGATAGACGAATCCGAAGCGGACGTGACCGTTGCGAAGCCGAAACCGGACAACCTCCCGACAAGCCCGCTGGCGAAGGCCGTGGCGAAGCTGTTTCACCGGGACGAAACGAAGCCGTGGGCAGACGCGGAGATTGCGGCGTTTCGGGCTGCTGCGAAGTGCGGAATGGACATGGACGCTTTTGCCGAGGTCGCCAAGTTTTACGAACGGGAACGGAAGAAGCCGGACCACTACTGCCGAAAATCAATCCTCACTTTTTTGCGCGGATTCCCCGGCGAACTGGACAAGGCGCGAGCGGACAAGCCCAAAGCAGGGCGGGCGCTGGAATGGGCGCAGCCGGTCAACGTCGTGCCGATGACCGACCCAGCGGAAGCCGAGCGCATCGCGGCGGCGGCAAGGGAGGCTGCGAAACAGTTCAGAGAATCGCACGGCAGGTAAAGATTTACAAAAATACTGCTTGCACAAGCCG